CTTTAGATGTGCTTGAGCTTATTGTAAAAGGTCCTAAAGGACTTGATGTTGAAGTTGTTCCTTGAGGAAACTCATTTAAAAATATAGTTACTTTTGCGTTACCACTTATACGTTTAAAGTCTGGTAGAAACCTTTTAATACTCATTAAAAATTCTCCATCTCCTGGAACACCTGCATTACCATTTAAATCAAACTCTCCTGATTTTATAAAAGATGTAATTGCTGTTGAAGATCCATCACCATTTAATTGATTTACACCTACTTCATGTTCATAATAAATAGATGCCCCATTAGAAACACCATTTACTACTGGAAAAGTTGGTGTGTCTGAAGCATTGTAATCTGTAGCATAAGGTTGTTCATAAACTGTTGAACCCACCCAAGTTGTTCTATCAAGAGTTCCTGTCGTCCAAACTTGTTCGTCAAAATTATAAGTTACAACTCTATCAACAACTAAAGAACCAGCAGAACAATAAAACCAATTTATTTCAGAGTATAATTCATTTATACCTGCATAAACTAATTGACCTGAGTTATAATTTATACCTGGATTATTACCGTCAGTTGTAAAAACAAAGTCTTCTACTAAACAAGGTAGTGATTTTACAGTACCATCATAAACATAGAACCCTCCTGTTTTACCCATCCAATATACCGCACCGTTTGCAAACACACCTGCGTTTTGCCCTAATAGTCCGTTGTTAGAACCGACTTTCCTAATTGAAAAAGTAAATGGTGGTCCAACAAATTGCATTTCATATGCAGCTGTGTCGGTAAGAACTAAAATATAATCTTTACCTTTTATGGCTCCTATTATTCTTGTGCCATCATCAAGTCTAAAAGTACCAGCAGTATTTGTTGAAGTTGGTTGATAATCACTCAAACTTTCTTGATCAGAAAATCTTATAAACATTTTATCTTGTGTTGTTGAAGTTCCAATTGTAGTTTCTGTACCTAAATGGAATAAATGCCTGTCTCTGTCTGATACTATAGTCATTACTGATGCTGTTGGCATACCTGTGCCAATGATTGCTCTCGTATTTAATGCGTTACCTGCTGAGGGGTTCCAGGTAAATGTTTTTCCATTATGAATTGTTGCTATTAAAATATCACCAAAGTTTTCTAAAGACCACATTGCAGGATCAATAGTTACTGTGCTTGAAGATGAAGCGTCACCCCATCCTATGTAGCTAGATATATCAGTTACTGTTGCTCCATCTGTATGTTCAACTGCAGTCGTTCCATTAATACCTCTAGTAATTCCACTAAGTGTATTTGTACCTGTGTTATTTGCAGTGTAAGACATATCTTCAGATCCAATTCTTATTGAACCCGTTGCTGGGAATGAAGATGTAGCTGTAAGAACTACACTGGTATCGCCTACTAACATGTTACCGCTGTTATTCATTGTTGTTGTGGTTTGAGCGATAGTTCTTCCGCCAAATAAATACGTACCCCAACCATACCCATAAGTTTGATTTAAAGGACCGACAGGTTGATAAGGATTAACATCTAATGTTCCGTTGTTCGTTGTTCCTGAACCTGATTCTACTGAAGGCATTAAAATTGTAAATGTTGTAAATGATGGTGTTGTTTGTACTTCGAAAACTTTATCATCAAAATCTGACGCTGTGTAACCTGTTTGTCCCGCATTAAAAGATCCTGCATTAGCGAAGGTAGTCAATTCTCCTACTTCAAGATTGTGTGCAGAGCTTGTAGTAATTGTAACTATAGCTGATGCATTAGTCGTTGTTATGTTTGCACCTGTAGAGAAATTATCTGTTTCTAAAGGTGTTATATCGTAAAGAACACCTTCGTAATAAATTGTTAAAACTTTATTTGTACCTATCGCTGCATATCTTTTTCCTGAAGTATCAGCCCAAACATGTTGTTGTCTTGCAGCACCAACTATTTTATCACCACATAGAGCAGACCAGCCACCTATCTTTTCTGGTTCACCATATCTAAAACGCACATTGTCACCATCCACCCAACGACCTTCTGCGTCTGCTGGTGTAGACTGTTTATCAAATCCTGGTGCTATATTAACTTTTGCTAAAGGCATGCTGAATTATACCACAAGCTATTTGGGTAAGAAAGTTGTCCATTCTAGATCAGAGATCAAATCATTTACGTATACGTTTTTCTTCTTTTCCCTACGTATATACTGATGAAGTTCTTCTAAGTCTATAATCATCCATTCTTTTTCACCTTCAAGAACCATCTTTTCAGCTTTCGTATCAAGACGACCACTCTGCGCTGGTGTTCCATTGGGCATTTCAAACATTTGTCTAACATCAAATCTATAAAAAGCATTACTACCTTTTATCATACCTGCGATATTCCAAGAGGTTTTTTCTTTAGGGTATTTAATCTCAGTTAAATACTTTGAAAATTTGTCTACTATGTTCATTACATTTTATTTCCAAGTTTAAACTAATCCTAGGCTGATCAAAAGAGGGGTATGGATAGTGATCTAAAAAATCTGGGAATATAATTAAGTCACCTGATTTTGGCTTAAGGTTATATATAGTTTTATTCATCCTAAAATCTATCCCTTTATTATTTTTCGGAACTTTTAAATACAAAACTGCATTGATAGTAGCTGTATCAATATGATTATGCCAGTTACCTTCATTAAATTTTTTATCTGAATAATAACACCATAATTTAAAATTGTGATCACTAATTGTAAAAGTGTTTAGGTGTTTAGCACAGGATCTTATTAATATTGTATATAACTTTTCTGTGTGTTTACTATCTACAAAATAATTATTAACTCCATGCACCGAAGGATTTACAAGTCTTTTTTTTATACATTCATTAATTAAATCTTTTTTAAAAGATTTGATTTCTTTGTTTACAGATATTTTAGTTATCATTCAAAGTTAGCTGCAACAGATACTCTAGTTACTTTTGATTGGAAGGGAGCAACACTATGTCTTACAAAACGAGGAAATATAAACATCTCACCAACTTTAGGCACATAAGTACAACCAGTGTTACAATCCATAGGTTGTGTCTCTCCATAAGTAAATTCTATTGTACCAGGTCCTCCACTTGTTCCTTCATATTCTTTATTTTCTTTTGCAATTTCTTTTGGAACTTGTAGATACAATACACATGAAAATCTACAATTATCATGAATGTGTGGAGGATTGTATTCACCCGCTTTCATATAATTTACCCAAGCTGTTGTAGTTCTCATACCATCTAATTTTGATCCGTAAAATCTATTGTATGCTATTTTGTAAGTTTCTATTTGTGGCCTAACTATCGCATCAAATTTATTATAGTCTATTAAAAATTCATCTTTTATTTGTCCTGCTAAATCTCTTCTGTTACTAACATTTTTATTACACAGTTTTTTTACTTGTTTAATTTGATCTTTAATTAAATTTGTTTGTATAATTAAAGGCCCAAAATATGGAAAGTAATACTTAATCATTTTGTAAATTGATATACAAGATGACTATCTCCTTCACCAATATTACCTTCAGGTAATATATTAAAAGCTATAGAGTACCTGTTTTTAGATGTTAAATTTGGTGCAATCATGTGTCGTAAATGAGCGGGGAATATTAATAAGTCACCTTCTAATGTTTCAAATAAAACTGAATTCATATTTATATTATTATATTGAGAAACCTTTGGTGCAAATGCATTGTGTTTACCTGATTCAAACATGATTCTAAATTTGTCTTTTATTAAACCATGTGGATAGTAAACAGCACTTAACCAATAATTACTATGAGTATGAAAATTATTTACAGATCCAGGTGGTGATTTTGTTCCCCAAGTATTTATTATTTTGCATCCTACATCATAACCAAAAAAATTATTTATTGAGACTTGAACATGTTTTGTTATTTCTTTATCTATAATGTCGCCTGATTCCATGTGGTCTAAAATTCTCACTGACTCTGTTATCTGTGGACTATTTTTTACTTTGTTAGTTTCTAAACCATCAACAGCTTTTATATCTCTAAATTTTAATTTTTGTAATTCTTTCAAAATCTTCTTATGATTTAAAGCTACATTCTCAACTTTAAATACTCCCTCTGAAAATAAAATTAATCCTTTACCATTTGTTTTTTTCATATTTCCTCCTTTAAAAATAACTAAAGTTTATATTTATTCTTCTATACACATCTGTACAGGTTGTACTATTATGTGGTTTATAACCTTCAAAAAAAATACCTCTATTTCTTACACTAGCTACTTTTGTTCCATCAGGTAATCTTGTAAATCCATTACAAGTATTAATTGTTAACAGAAAAGATTTATGTTTGAAATTAAAATCAATATGTTTACCATGTTCAATTAGTTTATCCGTTTGTGGATAAGAATTAGCTTTACACCTAATCATTGCTTTGATTTTTAATTTATGAATTATAGGTGCTATTAAATCCCATTTTTTTGACGTTCTCATCATTTGATCAAAAAAAGTGTGAGTATGGTAAATTCCATCATCTAGTCCTTGTTGAGACACACCATCAGCACCTGCATACCATTCAAATGAGTTACCCATTAACCAATCTTCTATTGGTTTAAATTGTTTTTCAGGTAAAAAATTATCTACTATTTTATGATTACTTTTCATTATATAAAAGTTGTTACCAAAATTAATCTTACACCATATATAGGATTTATCATAGAATGTAAATTATCTTCAAAATATACACCTGTATTGAATGTAGGTGTAATCTGAATTTTTTTGCTGTCTTCTTTAATAATTGTTTTTGCTTTTTTATCACAATCATTAAGATATAAAATAAGGTTTTTATGTTCATAGTCATGATCTCTATGTTCAGGACAATCTACCATACCGTTTGCAAAGGTTAAATTTAACGCCATTCTATAAAATTCTTTAGGTTGAACTTTTAATTTTTTAATTACTCTTGTCACTAAATCCATAAAAAATTTATAATATTCTGAGTTAAAAGGCATATTAGGTTGTCGGTCTTCAGGTCTAAGTATTATTGAGTGACTAAAAAAGTAATTTTTAGCATCTAAAATTGAATCGGTCTTTACTGTGTGATCATTTAAATAATAAGAAAAATTAGGACCTAATAAAGTTTCTTTAATAAATGCTTTATCATCCTTTGTTAAGTAATTTTTAAATTTTTTTATCATCTAGCCTGGTGTCAGCAGCGGATCCTAAACAAGGTCTTCCATCGTACAAACGACCAACTCCTACTTGGTTATAATGTAAAAATACTTGAATACACATATCTCCTTCAAACTTCTTTCTCCAGTGTGTTAATTCTTGCCCTTTGTAAATAAGCATGTCACCAGGTTTTAATTTTACTTCAATATTCTTATTTTTTTTATCTTTTAAATATATTGACCATGGATCCCCACCTATGTTTAAGGTCGTAGAAAACTCACAAGCCATACGATCAGTATGTGGT